CCCAATAGATCTTGTCTATCTTACCGCCCAAATCGTGAATACCTTCGTGCATGTGTTTCATATCTTTTTTGATACCTGTAATATATCCGTATATAGATAATAAGTGTTCTCTAGTACTCTTTGGTTTTAATTTATCTCCGGCTGGCATTATGTTATTAGTCCTCTTTGTTTTAATAAAATTTGTTGTTCCTCTTGAGATAAATACGCTTTTTCAGAGGCTGTCAACCCCTGCTCTTCCATAGTGGGTTGTTGTTGCGCAGTTTGTATTACTTGTGGACTTGGGTTAGCAGATGCTACATTCGTTGGAATAGGCGGTGTAGGTATTTCTGGTATTAAATAATCTTCTAAGTTTAGAGGAGCAGATGTCTCTACAATTCCTCCTTCACCAAATTGTGGTAGCTCTGTAGAAAATAATAATGGTGAATCTAAAGATACGTTTCTCATATCTGATTGCATTCTTCTAAGTATAGGTCTCGCTACTATGTATGGATTAACTCCACCTAAATTTCTAGATATTTCTCTAAATCTCTCTTCAATATCTTTTGATGGAAAGTATGGATCAAATTTACCTGTTCTTAAATCGTAGAAGCTTCTGTCTGAAATTTGTCTTTCAGTAAATTCGTTATATAATTGATTGGTTCCTACACCTAAAGTTTCTGCAGCGTTAATATCTTTTTGCATTTCTTGCATAACGCCAAATCTAGCATTGTTAGATTTTGCAAATCTATTTATAATGTCGTTTACTTCTACAGGTCCACCTTTTAATAATCCAAAATAACCACCAGTAAATTCTCTTCGTGCATTTCTAATTCCTCTTTGATAGTTTGCAATCTTGAATCCCATTGATGATAGTGGATCTACTTTGATAGGACGTAATCCCATAAACCCTGCTATCTCTGGACCTACATCTAAAACATCTCCTCTTTTTGTAGGAGTCTCTGTAGCTGCTTGAGCTAGTCTTATATATTGTTTGTATGATGGTGCTAATGCATTCCCTAAATGTAAAAATCTTATAGCAGCTTTATCACCGGCTGATGTTTGTTCTGTGTATAACTGTCTACCCTCTGCAGTTCTACCACCTCTAACAATCAAATCTGCTGTTGCTTCTGTCCAAATAGATTCAGCAATAAATGGATTCATTATTTCTGCACTAGCTTCTGTAACACCATTTACAAAACCTGTAAGTAGTTGTTCTTCTGTTTGCTCACCTTCTTGTATTTGATTAACAATAGTTCTTAGAGGTCTACCAATTATGTCATACGCATTACTGTGACTAAAGTCTATGTATCTTAATTCACCATCTTCATCTTTGATAGGTATCAGTGTAGAATTTTTTGACCACTCAGGTACAAATCTTCTAAGTGCATCCATTTCATCTTGTGTTACATCATATAAAGCCATTGCTCCTTCAGTTAAAGCTATGGGTATACCCGTAGTAAATGTTGCCATTCCTAATAATCTTGTAACACCTGTTTTATATGTACCTGTTGTCATAGCATTATTTTTAACAATTCTTTCCGTTCCATCTTCTAATACTTCTGTAATAGTAGAACCTATATTGCTTCCTTTAACCCTGATGCCCGGAGCCGGTACGTGTCTCATTTCTTTTAAACCTTGTTCTACAATGTTTGTAGTTGTTCTAATCATTTCAGATGGAAACGACATGAAGTTACCAATTGGTAATAGTCTTGCGGTTCTTACAGCAGAACCAACGAACGCATAGTTAGGTACAGTGTTCTTAACTATATTAGCTGCTTCTGTTTTTAATGCAAAGTCATCTAAGAAATCATCATAAGTTCCTTTGAATCCATTTTGTTTTGCTCTGTTAAATTTTATATTTAGCTCTGATTCAGGTAGATTAATTACATTTCTATTGATCGGTCTACCTTGTGTTCTATAGTTTTTTAATCTTTTTAATTCGACTACATAGTTTGCAATCTTAAATGTATCATCCTCAGCAACATACTTACCTTGAGCAAAGTCTCTTACCTTTCTCATAGTATTCATAAAAGGACTAACTGTTGTATCTATGTTTGCAACTTGTTGACCTAATCGTACATCTGTAAGTAAAGCTTTTAAATCTGCTATCTGTACCTGTGAGTTTACAACTCCTAGTTCTAATAATTCTCTGTAAGCTTCTTGTGCTTTAGGACCTGGTGCTCCAGCTTTTAATAAACCTGATGTTTCAATACCTTCTTTAAATGCATTTGTATAAAACTCAGGGTCAAATAGTGTACCGTTAGCACCTGCAAAACCAAACGCACTAAACATATTACGTAAGTGTGTAGGTATAGAAAACACAGTCTTTGCTAATTGTGATATTCCTTTTGGAAATAATAATAAATTTCTATACATCCAGCTAACAACAGCTTCTGCTCCTTCTTTACCTTCACCTCTTACAAAACCTTGAAGACCACCTGCTATGTTGTTTGCATTTTTTAAAGCTTCTGCTATTTCAACTGTTGTAAATTTACCTGCTGCAGGGTTTACAAATTTACCTGATCCCGGTAGTTCTTTTACAATGTCATCTACTGGCACCATTTTTATGCCTGTAGTATTAGATCTTAACGCTTGTTCACCTGCTTCTTCACTAGCCCAAAAAAATCCTCTACCCCCTGCTTTTTGTATCTCATCGTTTCTTGCAACTACACTACCTAAATAAGCTGTTGTTCTTGCAACGCCGGATAAATTTGTTATTGCATTATAAATAGAATATCTTGGGTCCGTTACTTCACCTAGTAATTCTCTAATTTCTTTTGGCGGTAATGCTGTGTCATCAATAATTTGTTTTGTAAAATCTGCACCAGGTCTACCTTCCATAGTTTTATTTATATAATCGTTAAAACCAAGAGCTTTAGGTTTACCTTTGTTTCGAACAGCATTTAATAAACTCTCAACTTGTACCTTTGCCTCTCTAAAGTATTTATCACTGGTTGCTACATCAAAACCTGTATCACCAGCTTCTTTTGCTATTTGTTCTCTAAAAAATCTTATAGCTGATTGTTTTGCTTCATCTGTTGGCGTATATCTATTAAAAAGTGTAGAGAAACCTTTACGTGGTTCTTCAAATATTCTGTACGTACCACCTATCCAGTTAGAAACTCTATCTTTTAATAACGTCTGTAAATCAGAAACACCTTTGTTTAGTTTAGTTCCTTGAGCGTTTGCGTCTAATATATCTATTAGTTTCACAAACTCTTCTCTGGCATTATTGATACCACCAACTAGGTTGCCTTTGCTTTCTGCAGATACATTTAAATTATCAAACTGATCAATCAAATCATCTAATGCATCTTTGTTCAAAGATTTTCTAATATTACCACTAAACAAAGCTTCGTTAAGCCCTGTTAAAAATTTTGTTTTTTCTGCTTTCCCTGCTTTCCCAATAAGATTTTCTGCATCTGGATAAAAGCTATCCACTTCTTTTGTAATGTTATCTACAATTTCTTTTGCTCTGTTTTGATCAGAAGCTTGTAGTGCTTGTTTAACTTTTTCTTCATCAAATAATTCTTCTGTTAATCCTCCTCTAGGACTAAAGGGAGCTCTAACATATTTGTCTAACCATCTTGCAAATCTAGAATTGCTATAAGCTAAATCTTTGCCTCTTGATGCCAGAAGCTTGGCGCTTTTACCTACACCATAAACAAAAGGTGTAAAGGCTATTGATTCAGCTCCAAACTTTAATCTGTTAGCTAGTCTTCTAGCAGCTTCTTCTCTACCATAACCTTCATCTCGATCTAGTTGTGTAGGACCACCTTCAAACATATCTCCAAACGTTCCTATCTTTTCAACGTCAGCAACAAATGCTTCACCAGCTGCACCACCCATTAAACCTACTGCAAATCTAGGGTATTTAGCTTTTGTATTTAATTCTTTTGCTTTATCTAAAGCACTACTTAATTTTGCTCTGTCCCCTGTTTTTCTAAAACTAGCAAATGCATTTGTACGTTTAGCTTTTAATGCTTTAGCTGTTATATTTCTTGCAAGTTTATTAGCTGCTTTGAATCCTATTGTACCCGGAACTCCTACTTGAATTAATGCTTCAGTAAGTCTTCCTAATGCATTTTCTTCTGCTACTTCTTCAAATGGATTTAATTTATCAAAAAATTGATCTACACTCGCTGCTGTATTTGTATCTGCACCAAGATCAATAAGCTCTGCTGCTAATGAAAAAACTCCTTCAGGTACTTTAATTATACCTGACGCAATACCCGCTGCTACAGATGTATACCAAGACGTATCGTTGTCTTGTTCGGTTTTTGTAAGAGGTAGAAATTCTTCTGCCATTTAACCTCCTATGCCTGTGGATCTTCTATATCAAACGCTTCTTTTTCTTCGATAGAAAATTCTTTTGGTGGTCTTTTGTACGATGGGTTATCACTAAATTCTCCCGTATAAGATTCCGCTTGAACTTTACCAGCTTCATCAGCTGCAGAATCAAATGTATTTATATCAATAACTTCTACACCAAAACCTTCTGGTGTTTTTCTAATTCTTTTAAACTGTGCATCTTCAATGTCATAGTATACTTTACCAACGTTCTTTTTATTTTTAAAAGTTTTAGACTCAATGTCTCCATGTCTGTCACCACCTACTAGACCTGCAAAGCTTTTACCAAAAGTTTCTTTAGCTCTAGTTTGTAATCCACTCTTTTCATATGAGTTTCGGTTTTGAGCTAGTGTTAGATTACCTTCGTATAGGTCTAAGAATGTTGGAAGTAAATTAACAGAATCTTGAGACTTCATCATAGCAATATCTTTTTTCAATTGTCTTTCAGCCATGCTTTCACCCAACTGAATACCAGCTAATTTTCTAGCTTCTTCTTTTCTTTCTCTTGCCTCTCTACTAGCTAAAAGATTAGCAACTGGTTTATCAGCTGCAGCAGCTATGTTTCTCATAGTTCCGCCAGGTAAATTACTTGCAGCAAGAGATGGTCCATATGCTAATAAGAAATCTGTAAGTGGATCACCTTTTTGAACAGGTCCCATTCGTTCAGTAATGATAGCATCTGCTTCATCGTAAACACTTTTTCCTTCATCATAATTTTGTCTAGGCGCAATGTTCTCCATGATACCTGTCATGGCCTCACCACCTTTTCTAAACATTGGTCTTCTAAAAACTTTCATTAACTAAACGCCCTATATATTCCTGCTAATGTAGCTCCTGTACTTAAAGCAGTTTGAGCTGCGCTTGGAACTACTACCTGTTCTTGTTGGGCTTGACCTGGATAACCTGCTATTAAACTTGTTACACCAGATCCATAGTTTTGAGCTGCAGTTAGTGGTTGATTTAATTGTTGTAATGCTAATTGTTGTTGAGAAGACAATCTAGCTTGTTCATTTGCTTGTTGTAATCCACCTAATGTTGTTAAAGCTGTAACTTGTTGTCCAGCTAATTGTGGAGAGGTTCTAGCTAATCCTAATTGATTTGTTAATGCGTTTTGTAGAGACTGTTGAGCACTTGTAAATCCTTGTTGATTTAATTGTGCAAGTAATGCTGCTCGGTTCCTGTCGCTATCTGATTGATATTGTGCTCTCATAACACCTTCTCTACCACCACCAAGAACACCTCTAGATACAGCTTGTGCTGCAATACCAGGTAATCCTTTTTGAGCTTGTACATCAAACTCTGATAATGTTGCATCAATAACGTCTTGTTGATAAGGCGATTTAAAACCTTGAATTAAACTTTGTAATTCAGCCCCTGTTTTTGGAGCAAGCCCTGCTGCTGTTTGTAAAAAAGGTTGAAAGGATCCAAGACCACCTGCTTGACTAATAGCGTCTTGTGTTAATGCTCCTAACCCTGCTTGAAATTGTGGACCATATACTTTACTTAGATCAGCTGTCTTAAGACCACCAACTGCTTTTTGTAGATCATCTAAATATGTTTTACCTGCAGCTTCTATAAAAGGTGCGGCTCGTGTTGTTGATGTTACTGTTTCTGTTGCCATTATCCTACCCTACTCTCTAATTTTTTCATGGTGTCATACATAAGTTGAGCACCTTTATCAATATCCCCACCTCCTGCTGCTCTTACAGCGTCAGCAGTAAATACAAATTCGTTATTCGAAAGCATCGCAGGGATGTCATCTGCTTTCTCTTTTATACCAACTGGTTGAATAAATCCACCTGTTTCTCTTAAATCTAGCTCTTTTACGCCAGCTTTATTCTGTCTTACTGGTAGGCCCTCGATGCCTGCTGCCATAGTTACTTTTTCATCCGTACCCATAGCATAACCTATACGTCCACCTGTAGCTGCCATAGTCTTTTCTTCAGCTACTTTTTTTCTACGCAGGTCTTCTTTGTATTCTTTATACAATTGTTCCATATTCATTTTTTGCTCCATACCTTTTCGCTCTTTCATATATTCTTCAAAAGAAGGAGTTCCATTTGAATAACCTATACGTCCACCTGCAGCTCTATATTCTGCTGTGTTTTCTTGCACAAACTGAAATACTTCCTCGTCTGTAGCGTTAGGATTTAAATTTTTATATCCTTTTGATAAATAACCACTTAGTGATTCTAAATCTACTTCAGCATTTGGATCACTAGAATCTAATCCACCTGCTTCTGCTGCAGATAATGCAGCTGATCCTAACGTTCCTATTGCAAATGAAGCTAGTGTGCCTTTGCCTTTATTAGTCATTCCAGAAAGAAAACCACCACCTGGTAAGTTACTCATACTAAACCCTCCAGGTAATCTTCCAAAACCACCACCGCCATAATATAATGCAGCAGCAGCTAGAGCCGCTTTACCTAAATCTGATTTTGCAATACTACTTATACCTTTACCTACGCCTTTAACAGCTTTACCTACGCCTTTAGCTACACCTTTAACAGCTTTACCTACAGATTTAACAATACTACCTAAACCGTATTCTGCTCTGCCTCCTGATGCCATATATTTTTGTGTAAGTCTTTCAGCTTCATCTCTTAATATGTCTAATTCTTCTTCTGTTAAAAGTCTTAAATCTTTACCAAACATTTCTAAGGCTAATTCATTTATTGAATCTGTCATGTCTGGCCCTGAAGCCATCATTTGATTAGGTCTTAAATCACCTTGTAATGTTATGTTTGGCGCGCCTGCTGTGAATTCTTTTGCTTGTATAGTTTCTGTTATAGCCATAATTTAATCTCATTTGTAGTTGAAAGGCAGGCGTACTTATCCTGAAATATCACACTTTATTTGATTTTTTTGCTATCGTCAACACCTTTGAGAGGTTGACTTCCTTGATATAAGTCGTCCCAAAATCTACCACAATAAGAATACTCACCGACATGTGTAATATAATCTTTCAAATATACATGTATTTTACCACCCATATCAGACCATCTTTGACAAAAACCAAAGTCTTCACCAAAGTATCTTTTAGTTTTAGGATCATGAATTGTATCAAAAAGATTAAACATATTTTCTTTTTTCTCTGTATTACCATTAATTATAGTAGGTTGATATATTTCTAGTTCAGGGTAGTGTTTAATCATCTTTTCTATAACTTCTCTCTTAATTAACATACAGCCCGTAGGAGCGTGAGTTACCTCTGCTACTCCATCTTCAACTTGTATTTTTGTAGGATCTTCTACTTTCAATGGAAATGTATATCCAGATCTTGCTAAATCATCTTTATCATTAACAGCTCTATGTTTTGTAGTCATTCGTCTCCAAGCCTTGTCCCAATCAAATGTTTTCATAGGATAAGGACAACCTATTACATCTTTGTTTTTTTCTAACATTGTAAAAATAGTTTTACACTGAAAGTCTATATCTGAATCTATAAATAATAAGTGTGTATAATGATCAGGGTGGTTGAGCATTTCAGCTACACACAAGTTTCTACCTTGTGTAACCAATGATGATTTCATCAAAGTAAAACTTACAAGTATTTTTCTCTGCATACACTCTTGTTGAAATTTTAATACTGATTGACAATAATGCATGGACACATCGCTATGCACAGGTGTGCATACCATTATTTTGTATTTAGACTTCGTTCCAATATTGATCGTGGTAACTTCGGTGTCCCCGTCTGTAGATGGCTTAGTAAACCAGATGGGTTCATTGTTAGCGCCTTGCGCCTTACTACTTTTTTCCATGGGTAACCGCTCCTTCTAAAAATCTTTTCCAAGATGTGCCTATTTTATTCCAACCATAATATGCTTGTGCATAAGCAGATTGGCATTCTAAATGATTGTGTATTTCTTCTCTGTGTAAACTATCAGCAGCGGCTTCTATACCGTATGCAAATTTTTGTGCTAATAATCTATAATTTTTTTCGTACGGTATATACATTGGAAACTCAGCGCCTGTTTCAAACAAAGCACCATAATTAGTTGTAACACAATACAAACCTGCAGCCATTGCTTCCAACAGTGATATACAAAATGTCTCCTCAAAAATACTTGGATAAACATACATTTGATAGTTATGCATATGATCTTTTATAAAACCATTTGGCTTATAGCCGATATAATTAACATTATCTAATTGTTCTGCTTGTTTGTATAAGTCTTTATAGTTATCATTGTTTCTTTCATAAAAATCTTTACCATATATTTCGCAAGAAGAATAAACATCTAAACTTATTAAAGGATTTTTTACTAACTGCATAGCACCTAATAATACTGACAATCCTCTCCAAGGTGTATTCTGATGTATAATTTTTATAGGTTGACCTTTTTGATAGGGTGGAGCTTTACCTACTTTATCTATACCATTTTTAATAACCACTGATTTATGTGTAGGTATATCAAAGTGATCTCTAAAATGCTCATAGTTCCAATGACTATTAAATACATACCAATCATACTTGTCGTGATTAGATTTATCTTTAAACCAAAGATGTAGATTACTTTGATCATAAGAATTTTTTTGCCACAAAATATTTATTTTTGTAGGATGTAAAGGAATTTTTTCTGGGACAGATGTACATATCTGTACTTCACTCAATAATTTATTATCTACATATTTATGTAAATAATCTTCTTGTATTTCAGTTCCGCCTTTAGGGTTTTGATTTATTGTCATTTTTACTCATCGCTTTCTGTATCATGTCTAAACCTTTTGGAGAAACCTGCACAGTTACATCTTGTACTATATCAGGTCCTTCTTTCTTTTCTTTAAACACTTCTTTGGTTTTAGTATTACGCCACGTAGTTATTGTAGTGCAATCTATTTTAAGTATGTTGTCTTTATCCGTTTTCATTCCTTCTATCTATCAAAGCATAACTTATCAAGCCTTGTATTTTACCACTGCCTGTAGCTGCTTGCACAGTTATAGCATCTCCTGCTTCTAAATTCAAGCCTTGAGATGAAGCATTTATTTGCGACTTAGCTGCTACATCATCTCTAAAAAATTCATACTCAGTGCTAGAATCAGACGAGTCAACAAAATTCATATTTACTAAAATAGCTGATGATGCATCGTTGTTTGCACAGTATATACTTTTAACTATAATTGTACCATCAGTAGGGCAAGTTAGAACTGTAGCTTTAGCTGTATCGGTTTGTTTAAAACCTTGATTTTTATAAAAGATACTCATGCTAGAAAATAATTAAATGCTTCCTGCTCGTTTTTTAAATCTTGTTGAAAAGAAAAATTAAGTTGCTGTTGCATTGTATTCAAAGCTTCTAGAACTTGTCTTTGATTATCGACTTCATACTCAGGTTTAGGTTCAGGTATATATGCTGTTATTTTCGCCATTACACTATCCCGTAGTATTCTTTAACTTCGTTTAATGTAGCTGGGTCATCAGGATCATTAAAAGGTGAAATTGAATCAAGTGCATCTTGAGGTGAAAATAATCCCATGTTAACAACATTTTTCTTTTTGTCTAAACCTTTTTTCTGCATTTTAGTTAATCCAGCCATTAAATTGTTTCCAGGTAAGTTAACATCAATAGTTCCAATACCTGTGCTAGGTACATTAACTGATTGTGGTCCAATAGGATTAACGTCAGGGTCAGTTAGTCCCATTCTACTATCTGTAAAACCTTTTAGGTCTCTGACAGTTAAAACGTTTTGAGCTGTGCTTGGTGAAAATTTATCTCCATACATGTCAGTCATACCCATTAAACTATCTAGATTTTTTTGACTAAAAGTTTTACCTAATCTTTGTCTATCCATTATATTATCTATTCTACCTTGAATCTGTCTGTCTCTTCTAGCTTGTTCATATTGTTCTTGTGTTCTTGGAGTTCCATCAGGATTATAACCTCTAAGATCTTGTATTGCTTGAGGCACATTTGAAATAGTTCTACCTATAAAACCTAAAGCAGGATTAACTAAACTAAGTAATCCACTGAAAATATTTCTTGGAGAAAATAAATTTATTTTAGCTGAGTCATCAAATCCAAATGTAGGTCTATCAATTAAGTCTTCTACAGCTTTAATTCTATTCAATCTATCGATTGTTTTAGTTCTAGTTCTATCTACTCCATCCCCACCGCTGGTTAAAGATTTATCTGTTACACCAGTCTTACCTTGAAGACCCATTGCTTTCTCTCTAGGACTTGGTCCTGTATTTAAACTAGTTTTATTACCTTTACCACCGCCTTTATTACCAGAAGGACCGCTTGGATCTCGTCCACCACCATACGCATCATCACCTCTAAAACCTTGTCGTTCGTTACCTTTAGGTTTTGCTAATTGTGGTATGTCGTATTTTATTCTTTTATCTACACTCATTATCTTCTTCCATCTGGTTGTGCATCAAGTCTAAAGGTTCCATATCTCCAAGATTCACCTGTTGATGTGTTAGCTATTTGAATTGCTACCAATCTACCTCTAGCTCTTGTATCTATCTTATCAGTTGTAGAAGTAACTGTAAAGGGTCCAAGTGGAGAACCTACAGGAGCATTATCAGGGTAATCGTTTAAAAATAATGTAACTGTAGAATTACCACGTAGATATTTAAAATCAGGTATAAATCTTCTAACTGACATAAAGAACTCTCCATCTCCTCTGTAATCTACAACCCCTGTTGATTGACCAAGGGCACTTTTTCTAGATGTAATATCCCAATCCCCTGATTTAATAAAAGCATCAATTGAGGTTGTACCGGAACTATTGATTTGATCATCGCCTACCTCATGAGCATAGTAAACAGATGCACCATATTTATTAGTTAAGCCACTAATAGCAGCAAAAATAGGACTAGAAGTAGAATCATAATCAGTTGCATATGGTAAACTATACACCCCTTGATCTTGATAACTTGATCTATCTAAAGATGACGTTGTAAATACGTTATCTGTGTAATTGTATGTTACACATCTATCAATTTGTGTAGATCCGTTTTTTGGATAAAACCAATTAATCTCTGTATATAAAGCATTTGGCCCTGAATAAACAATATCTGAAGCATCATAGTTTATACCTAAATTACTTCCATCCGTGTTAAATACAAAGTCTTCAACTAAACATGGTAATGATTTTACGGTACCATCAAATACAAAAAATCCTCCTTCAGCTGACATCCACCACACAGCTCCGTTTGCGTAAGATACAGCTTTAGAACTAATACATCCACAGTGTGTACCAACCTGTCTCACAGAAAAAGTAAATGGTGGTCCTACAAATTGAACTACGTAGGCTGCCTGATCAGTTAATACAAACACATAATCTTTACCTTGTATAGCTGCAACAATTTTGTTTCCTGTATCTAATCTAAAAGTACCGGCAGTGTTAGTTGAACTTGGAGCGTAAGTATTTAAATCTTCTTGATTGGAGAATCTTACAAACATCGGATCCTGAGTTGTTGAATCTCCAATAGTTGTTTCAGTTCCAAAATGAAATAAGTGTCTATCTCTATCTGACACTAGAGTTATTCGTGTAGCTGTAGGATTGTTTGTAGTGTTAAAATTTGTAGTGGTTGTAGATGCTCGGTTTCCTCTTGGTGAAGTTGCACCTGCATCCCAAGTAAAAGTTTTACCATTAAAAATAGTTGCAACTAATACCTCTCCAAAGTTATCAAGGCTCCAGACGCCTGGATCTAGAATAACGTTACTAATAGTCCTAGCTGTTCCCCATGTGCCTGTATTCCATTGATACGTGCCCCAACCATAACCAGCTGTTTGAAAAGTTGGACCTACTACAACATAAGGTTTAACAGTTGCTGATCCAGTCGCTGACCCCCCAGGGTTTACTGCAACGGTAGGTGCTGTAATTTTAAAAGTATTATTAGTTACGTCTCTAATCTCAAAAGCTCCCTCTGTAAACGTGGAAGAAGATGTAAATCCATTTGGAGTAGCAGACATTGTATTAAATGTAATATATCTTCCATTAGATAAGCCGTGAGCGTTTAAATTAACCGTACATTCAGCAGATCCTTGAACTGTATTGAAAGTACACGGGTTACTAAGCTGTGCGTCTAGTGGAGTAATGTCATAAAAAGCATCTTCATAATATAAAAATAATCCTTGTGAGGTTCCAATAGCTACGTATTTTTCACCCTGAAAACTTGTAAAAGCATGTTGAGCTCGAGCGGCTCCAGGTAATGTTTCTTCAGCTACAGTTAATTGTTCCCAACCACCTATTTTTTCAGGTAATCCATATCTAAATCTAACAAAATCTCCATCTACCCATTGACCTTCAGCCCCTGAATCAGTGGCTTGTTTGTTAAATCCAGGTTTAAAATTAAGTTTCTGTAACATAATCTTATATTATACATGCTTTTTATCATTTTGGTAGCATTAAAAATAGTTCATATTTAGTATATATCTCGCACCTGCGGTAGTATTCTTTATAGTCCTATGTTTAATTTGAGTGTTAAAAATTACAATTCTATTTTCTTTTGATTCTACCACTATTTCTTTATTTTTTATTTTAAGTTGTGTTCCACCATCACAATTTGTTAAATTTAATATAGCTGTAGTAGAATTATAGGGCCAATCTTGATGATACACAGTAGATTTTTTTAAAAAAAATTCAGTTAAAAACATGTGCACGCTAGCGTTTATAATAGATCTAGCTTTTAGTTTATATAATATGGGTATTAAAGTATTTTCATACATTGGAGAATTAATTTTAAATTCATTAAAAATACTATGAGTAAAATATCCCTTATCATTTTTAGAATCACGAGTACATTCTATCCGTCTTCTCCAAGGAAAGTCTTCATATTCAATTTGTTTTTTAAGCCGTAAAAAAAATTCTTTATCTAAAAAATTGTCTATAATTTTGTATTCAAATTTTTCCATTATTTTGGTAATATTATATTCCAATCTAGCTGAGATAGTAGATTTTGTAAATAAACGTCTCTTAGTTCATGTTGTTTTAAATATTGATGTAATTCTTCTGTGTCCACAATGATGTATTGGTCTTTCATATCAAAAACCATCTTATCTGCCTTAGTATTAAAACTACCTATTTTAATATTATTTTTTAAAGGTCTTAAATCAAATTTAAAAGATTGATTATGTAAAACTCCTTCCACATCCCAAAGCTCTTTTTTCTTTTGATTTTGACTAGCTAGCTTTTTATCTTTTAATTTATTGTAAAATTCTTTCATTTAAATTATTTTAAAATTAAGTGCCATTGAGATTTTTTCTTCATTAGATTTATTTTGTCCTACTTCATGCTGTAAAGTAGATTTAAAAATTAAAAGCAACCCTGGTTGTGGATTTATCCAATATGATCTCCAAGTTAATGGATTATTTACTTCTCCAGGTTTTGTAATTCCGTGCGGCTCATGACTATAAAATGTTATATTACCAGAATCTTTAGGTGTTTTTAAATAATAAACTGCGGAAATGTCATTAGGATAATGTCCATGTCTTTCTTGATAATCATGTTTTTTATAAATATTAAACCAGGATGCTACACATTCTGTTTTATTATTCTTATATCCTATTTGAAGTGTGTAGTCTTTTACTTGTTTAAAAATCCATTTATGTAAATTATCGAATTTATTATTCTTGGTTAAATCATAAGTTCCACAAGTGTTAAAAGTTGATACATTCCAATTATTACCCCCTTTTTTAAAACTATTTTTTATTGTCTTACATTCTTTAATTAATTTATTTTCAAATAATTTGTGATCTTTATTTTTATTTAAACCTATGACTACTGGAAAAATAGTATGAAACTCTACCATTGTTTAAACCAATTAGGAAGACCTAAATGTGGACGCTTGTCAAACATATTATTTTTAGCCCCTGGAGTTTTGCAATTATTATAATGCAGAAAAACCTGTACACATTCTTTGCCTTTAAATTTTTGTCTCCAATGTTCTAGATCGCATCCTCTGTAAACTAACATATCCCCCGGTTTTAAATCTATTTTAATTCCTTTTTTACCTTTCTCTCCTGATGGCTCTAGATATATCGGCCAATTATCGCCGCCAAGATTCATAGTAGTAGATATCTCACAACTAAACCTGTCTTTGTGTCTTTTAAGTTCATCACCTTTTTTATAAATTCTTGCATAAGTATATGCAGGGTATAGTTTTAATCCTGTTGCTTTTTCCATTTGTGGTTGGCACTTTAACATTAAAGTTTCCATAGCAATATCTGAATAATGAGAATAAGTATTTGGAATTTGTTGATCTTCATAAGATCCAAGTAATGTTTCGAACGGAGAAACGTATCTCTTTTTTAGGCATGTATCAAAAACTTGTTTTTTCATTGTAAAATAATTTGCAAGAAAGGCAGCCATGTCTTTAGAAATTGCTTCTTTTATAACTGTATATTTATTTTTTTTAAAGTTCATCTTTAACCATCGGTTTAGGTACAGCTTGTATGTTCCAATGTATAAATCTAAATGGTTCTATACCAGCGTCTACTGCAAATTCGTGTTCTAAAAACCCTGGAAATATAATTAATGTACCCGGTCTAGGTTTAAAATGCACAAGTTCTTCCCCTGTAAGAATTTTATTTGAATTAGGTTTCATCTTTAATTTAGTTGCACGTGCTCCGGTTCTGGGTTCGTGAAAAATAGGGTATGATGTTTTATCGCTGCATTTTAAAAAATAAAACCCTGACACGTGCTGATTCCAATGTATGTGTGCAGAATGATGACCACCGCCTTTTTTAGCAAACTCCTGTACCCATAATTCGGTAAATAATAAAGCATACTGTTCCATGTCAAAACCTTGATAATTTAAAAACTCCCATGATTTTTGTCCAATATATTTTCTAAAATCTAAAAAATTATTATCATTTCCTAAAGGTGTTGAATGATATGCTGTTCCAAAATCACCAAACTTTTTTATATAGGCTTTAGTTTCTGGATTATTTTTAGCATCTTTAATATATTTATTAGAAGCTTTATTCAAAGATTTTACAAACTCTGGTTTTTCTTCGACCCATATAGGTGTTTTAAAAAATTCTTGTATTTCCATATTATTTAAATGGTGTTCCTAGGTTCCACAAAACCAAAGAATACCTAACTCCTTTCGTTACTGGTTTGACTCTATGCCATAAAAATGAAGGAAATACAATTATAGATCCTTTAGGCAATATTTCTTTTGCTTTTTTTAAGTGTTTAGATTCATCTCGTAAAGAAGGATCATAGTTTCTAAAATCAAATTCTAGTTCTCCTCCTTCATATTCAGAGCCATCAGTTAACTGACAAGTCATAGAAAGTTTTCTAACCTTACCGTGTCTAGGACTATCGGGTTGGTTATAAGGCTTATCCCAACCATCACAATGCCAATCATAATATTGGTTTAATTTATACTTAGTAAATTGAAAATCTTCTGAATAATCCCATTGAAAATTCCAACCAGCTCTTTTATTAGCTTCATCTATAAATGGAATTATTTCTCTATATATCCACGGGTCGGTTAACCAAACTAAATCAGAATTTCTAAGTTTTTTTAAATTTTTTACTTCTTCTTTATTTAATTCTTTATTACTATAACCACCAGTTCTAGCCATTACCTCTGATTTAGACAGAGCATGTTTAATTATGTCATCACATATTCTTGGAGGAATAGCTCCTGTAAAATAATAATAATAATTAGATATATTCATAGGTTATAGTTTGTATAAAATTTAAAGAATCTTTTTGTTTATTGTTAATGCAATACATGTTTGTTGATGGAAACATTATAAACATATTATTTTTAAGTTTCATTTCCCAACTTCTTCCTTTTCTTCTATTATCATCATAAAATATTTTAATCATACAATCTTTTGTATTTATTCCATATAACAATGTGAAATCAGGGGAGTCTCTTAAATCAACAGGGTCAATATGAGTTAGAGATTCTGTTTTTTCATTTGGAATATAAATACTAC